CCAACAGTCCCAGAACTTCCAGAACTTCCAGCAGAACCAGATGTTCCAGATGATCCAGAAGTTCCAACACTTCCAGAAGAACCCGCAGAACCAGCAGAACCAGAAGATGCATATGTCAATCCAGAAGAACCAGCAGAACCAGATGTTCCAGCAGAACCAGATGTTCCAGATGATCCAGAAGTTCCAGCACTTCCTGCAGAACCAGCAGAACCAGCAGAACCAGCACTTCCAGCAGAGCCAGCACTTCCTGCAGTTCCAGCACTTCCAGAAGAACCAGCAGAACCAGAAGAACCAGAAGATGCATATGTCAATCCAGAAGAACCAGCAGAACCAGAAGTACCAATTGGACCATCAGCTCCAGATGATCCAGAAGTTCCAGCACTTCCAGCAGAACCCGCAGAACCCGCAGTTCCAGAAATTCCAGAAGAACCAGCACTTCCAGCAGAGCCAGCACTTCCTGCAGAACCAGTACTTCCAGAAGAACCTGCAGTTCCAGAAGTTCCCGCAGTTCCAGAAATTCCAGAAGAACCAGATGTTCCAGATGATCCTGCACTTCCAGCACTTCCTGCACTTCCAGAAGAACCAGCAGAACCAGAAGTACCAATTGGACCATCAGCTCCAGATGATCCAGAAGTTCCAGCAGAGCCAGAAGAAGCATATGTCAATCCAGAAGAACCAGCAGAACCAGAAGTTCCAATTGGACCATCAGCACCAGAAGTTCCAGATGTTCCAGCAGAGCCAGCACTTCCCGCAGAACCCGCAGTTCCAGAAATTCCAGAAGAACCAGCACTTCCAGCAGAACCAGAAGATGCATATGTCAAGCCAGAACTTCCGGAACTACCCGCACTTCCGGAAGAAGTATCCCCTCCTCCGCCTCCACCAGATTCTCCCCAACCACTTCCACCGGCCACTCGTTGGGCAGTTAAAGTGGCTTTTTTACTAATCTTTTTAACAACTTCTTTAAAATTATCTAACTCTTTTACGAGTTTAGTTACATCAGCATCATCACCAGATTCTCCCTTTTCTCCCATTGGTCCTATAGGTCCAATATCTCCTAAATCTCCCCTAGGACCCTGAACACCTTGTGGACCAATTCTTCCTGATATTCCTTTAACGCCCACTTCGCCAGCAAGCCCCTTTTCGCCCTTTTCTCCCTTTTCTCCCTTAGGACCTACAGTGCCTTTAATTTCAAGAACTTTAACTGTTTCACCAGTAACAGGATCTAAAATTTCTTTTATATCCTCTACAAGTTCTTCTTTAGTTTTTTTTAATTGTTTTTTAGTATAAGCAAGAGAAGTTGCTAGAACCTTACTTAAATCTAAATCTTTTTGATCGTCTTTCATTTATTATTCCTGCACTCATCTACGGATCAATCTACAAAATTTTCATCATCTTCTAAAACAGAAAAAAGAATATCATTTACTTTATCTTTAATATCATTTTCTTTTTTCGCAAATTCAAATTTTTCTTCAATCTTTTTATCAATATTTTCATTAATTTCTTGTTTATTGTGTGTATCTATTTTTACAGAATTGAACTGCATATTATCTTCTCCCGAAAATCTAGGATCATCAGTTTCTTTTTGAATTTGCTCATCATTAGTTTTAATTTCATCATCGGTCATCATTAAAACATGTTTTCTAATATATTCATGAGACCAATATTTTCCAGCATATTCTTGTAAATCTCTTAAAATATTCAATCTATCTTGCATAAGTTCATTCTGTTTTATTTCTACAAAATGACTATCATTTTCAAATTCATAATATATTTCATTTTTAATATTCTTCCAATCTTCTTTAGACATTATTCCCCTGAGGATCAACTGTCTTTCCATCATTTCATCAAACAGTAAACTAAATCTACTTTGAAGTTTATTAACAAATCGTGTAAATTTAACTTCATCTCTTGAAATTTCAGTAGCACGACCAATCGTATAGTTTGCTTCTGATTCAAGTCTAGAAATAGGAACACCTAGTGATTTATAAAGTTTTTTCTGAAAATATAATACATCTTCAATATCTCCAAGATTATTACCACCGGGCAAAGTTGTAATTTCTGTTCCTCTCCCACCCTCTCTTCTTGGCATCCAATAATCTTCAAGCATTGACATATGTTTTCTATCATCTCTAACCTCACCCGTTTGAGCATCATATACAAGTTTGTTTTTGTATCGTGTCATTAAATCACGCATGTATTGTTCTGCTTTTAACTTGGGTAAATTTCCAACATCAACATAAAAAATTCTTCTCTCTGGGGCTCGTGAAATACGATAAATTACGAGAGAATCCTCGATCATTCTTAATTGATTTAATGGTTTGATTGCTTTGTGTAGGTAGGACAAAACTAATGTACGTGTACTATTCATTAGTCCTGAATGTGTATATATAATCGCATCAGGAGCTATTTTTAAACCACTGGCGGCACTTGTAAAAGCAGTACCCATTGTCTGCCCCTGTGATTGATATATTCCTTTTTGATTATAAACATAATATTCCTCGACAGTAGTTTTTGAGGTACCATCAGATTGTCTATCGGTTTTCTTTTCACGAATTTTCTTTATTTTTCTAGGGTCTAATACTCTTAATTCGTGAATTCCTTTTTCTAGATTATTTTCATCAACAACAACATGATAATAAATTCGACCATCAATATACCATCTTTTAAAAACATCGTGTCCTAAATTTTGTAAATCTAGAAGTTTGCTTATTTGCTTAAATTCTACTCTTATTTTGTCTCTGATACTTTCAGAGATATTTAAGTTGTCTACATTAATTCTTACAAGGGGCTTGTCTTTGGAGGCTACAATGGCTTCATTAATTATATCATCAATGGCATTTTCTACTTCTGCTTGAAGACCCATATCACGATATCTGTTTATTAACTCAGATTCGCTTTTTATGGCTCCTGCCTGATCGACATATGTTCCATAAGCACCACCAGATGCTACGGTTAATGATCCATCTTCATATTCTGGTTCAGCGAAGGTTTGGGCTTTTACGGTTTTCTTTTCGGTTTTTCCGAGCGAAAAACCGAACAATTCAATGGGCATGATATTTCCTGAATGCGAGTGAGTAAAAATAATACAATACTATTAATTTATATTTATTCACTCGCAAAATCAGAAAATTGAGATTTTTATGCAGAGGCACCAATAGAAATAGTATCCGCTGTTCCTTTACCGCCTGTTTGACTGCTCTTTGTTCGACTCCAGTAATCATAAGAGAAAGTTACGGTATATTCTTCAATAGTATCGTTATCTCCCCAATCAAGAGTGATTTCTGAAAGATCAGTTGGAAACATACCATGAAAGCTATATGATGCAGTTACTTTTGAACTACCAGATTTACTAAATTGTTGAACGTTCCCCACTAATGCATAAGCACTAGATGAATCACCCGTTTGTCTTGTATTCGTAACATGATCGTTTATACCGTTCATCCACTTTTCAAATTGCGATCTTATAGCAAAATTTTCATCATTAATAACTGTTATTGTCCATTCTGGAAAAGTTCTATTTCCTGCTAATTTAACTTCTCTACCAAAATAAGGAACCACAACAGTTCCTATTGTGGTACCGGGTATTGAGGTCCCTTTAGCAAACAGGTTTATATCAGTTCCATTAAAAAAACTAGCGGAACCATGTGGAATCTTAACCTCAAATAAATTAGGTCTTTGACCATCATAGACCAGGGCCTGTCTAAAAGTTGTTATATCGAATGCCATCTATTTTCTCCTTAAATTGCGTTGACTACTTCAGAAAATTCAACTCCTGAAGCCACTGCGACAAAGTTTAATCCAATGAAATTAATTGATTTAGTCGGCTTGATAAAAATATCTCCCCTAAACTCATTTCTATTTATCACCACAGGTGTATTATTTGTGCTGTCACATATTACTTTAAAATCCTCTATTCCCCTTTGTGACTGAATATCCCTTAAAAAAGGTTCTATCATAGAAACAAAATTTAATCGTGTAAAATCATCATTAAATTCAAACAATAAATTTTCAGCGGCATTTGCTATAGCTTTTTCTAAAATAATAAACAATCTTCGTACATTAATTCTATCAAAAGAAGATGGCCTCGCTAACATTGTTTTATCACCAAATAAAATTTTACCTTTTCCAGGAAATGATGCTATTGGATTAATACCATTTATATACAGATCGTCTCTTTCCCCTCTATTGGGAACAAATGCTAAAAATTCTGCTCCTTTTATATTTCCTCTGGCAAACCCCGCAGGCGAAACATAAGGATTAACATTATCCGCTTGGGCGCAAATTCCAGCAACATCAGCATTGAATGGAATCCATCTATAAACAGAGTTATACCTGTCAAATATGTATTTGTAATTTCCATCCATAACAGCATAACTTGTGCTTGGTAAAGTATTTCTTCTAGCAACTATATTTGTTATTTCAGAACCTTCTTTATTTACAACATCTGACTCTTCCGGAGAAATAAACACAACACAATCTTTTCTGGTTTCTGCTATTTCATTAATTAAATAGGTAGCTAAAGTATTTGATGCTTCCCCCGAAATCAATAAAGAAATATTTATTTTCGCAGGATCTTTGAAATAACTATAAGCAGTAATTTCATCTGAAGATGAAGAACTATGTCCATCAACACCGCCCGACATACTAGCAGTCATAATTCCGTTTGCACCAGAATCACTAAATGCTCCGGGAAAACTAGCTGAATCATTTCCTGTGACAATAGTAGCACCCCAATCATAAGTAATTTTATTAGATCCGGCATCAAGAGGAGCATCTCCTGTACTATCGTGATCTGTCCATCTTATATAATTAGAAGAATTGTTTATTGCATCTTTATAATAGAGAGTTTGACCGGTAGTTCCTGTGGCACCATTTGCTACAGATACACCTTCATATTTTTCAATGACTTGTTTTTCTGGATTATTTCCGCGAACATCTTTTGATCCTAAAATTTCACCACCTTCATCTACTATTGCAACATGTATTTCATCTCCAACAGATGCCGATCCAGTAATATTATAAGCATACACACTTGTAAGAGGCGCAGATCCAAAATCAGACGCAAATTCCCATTCCCTTTTCCAGGTACCACCATATAAAGCGGCTGTTGTTACCGCCCTATCTAATTTAGTTGCAACGCCCATTGACGTTGAATTTGTAATAGACGATATTCTTCTTTTATTCTCTACTCCATCATCATCTTTAAAGGTAATAATGTCTCCTAAATGCAATTGCCGAGTAAAATTAGTATCTGTTCCTGTAATAGTAGTTGATCCTGCAGAGACAGAAAGATTACCAAGCATATTTACTGCTGGCTCTTCGAAGGCAGATCTTTTTTTTCTTACAAGACTTGCACCTGACATAGCGACATCATCCCCCATACCCGTAGTCT